CAGTGCGGGCAGGCTATGTGAAATCGTTCCATTGTCGATTTGTTGTATAAAAACTCAATTCGAGAAACGCCTTTTACCGTTGGCGTTGAAACAAACAACCGTTTTGCCGCGTGAAAGGTCGTGGTGCGTTCAATCAACATTTCAATCGGATCGTCGCCGCTGGTGTATTGATTAGCAAATTCGTCTACTTCGTCAACGAGTAGAATTTTGATTGATTTGGATTTTGCTGAAACAGGATTTGACGCATTTTCGATGAACAAAATGCCGCCTAAACATTCTTTAAAGTTACGGCGGTTTGAGGTGTTTTTGTTTGCGCCTTCGAGCATTGACGCTTGCAACACGGCGCAATTTTCTAGCATTGGCGTAAATTTCTGGTCAATCCAAGCATCGGTCGTTGTTGCAGAAGGCAAATACACGCCAATTGGTGACGGATTTTCAACCATCGAATAGGCTAAAACGTTTGCGGTGGCAGTGGTTTTGCCAATTTGCACAGGAAACATCAAGCAAACGTCTTGCACTTTTGAGCGCGTCGAAAAACAATTCATCGGTTCGCGCAAAAGTTCATTTCGAGAAGTGCGAAATGCCCCCGCTTCACTGCTTGATTTTGACGATAAAACAACGTGCAAGTCGCTCCAATCGCTCACGCTGATATGTTGGCGTGGTGCTAAGGCGCGACTAATGGCGTTGTAAATCTTTTCTTCAGCGTTTAGGAACATTTTTTAACGCTGCTTTTGAGCTTCTGGCACTAACAATGTGCGTTGATTCTTGTAAATTACAAAATCTGTTATCGGTGCAATCGCCGTTTTTATGTTCTATGTGATACGGGGAATCAACACCTGTTATCATTTTCCATACAATGCGTTGCCACTTGTAATTCTTGCCGTTGATCATCACTGAAATACATTTTGGTGGTTTGCCTTTTCCGCGAGTTGAAACTCTTGTTATATCCTTTCCTTTTCTTGGCGTTGCTTTCCATTTTCCAACTCCATTAGCTACATCAAGATCAAAAATCTGGTTTAGGAAATCAACATCAGGTGTTCTACATGAATTATTTACAATCAATAATGAACTTTCAGAGATGCTCACACAGCCCCCAATTTTTTCAAATTCGATAATTCTGTCAAAGCGTGTTCAAATTCTTCTGTTAGCATTGACTTAACACGCGCCGCGTCAGATTCCGCCGCCAGCATCACAGATAATCTATCTGGCAACGCTTCAATTCTGGTGCGAATTGCAATCATCACTTTGTAAATCACTTGCACCACGTCTTCAGCAACGAGTAATTCGCCTTTTGCTTTTTTGTATTCGATTTCGGCATTTTCAGCCGCGTAAAATTCTTTGCGTGCTTTCGATTCCTGAAACGCAGGGATGTTGCCAATCGGTTTTAAATCGGCGGCAGTGATTTCAGTGTCTTGTTTTTCATTGCGTTCTTTTTCGTGACGTTCAACCACGCCGACTTTTGACGGATCAGACGTTTCAAAAACGAGCGCGTCAGTTTCAGCGACTAAAATCAAACCGTTTGCGTTTTGAACCGTGCGACCATTGCGAACCAATTCGTTGACGTATTGGCGGCTTTTGCCAATGTGGCGTGCGTAGTTTGCTTTTGTGAGGGCTTTTTGTGTCATTCTGCTAAATCCGCATCAAGTGGGAAGTTGTAGTGTTGTTTCAATTCATATTCGCTTAAATCGCAAGCGTCGATATAAGTGTTCACGTCATCAAGCGTTTTGAAATACAAATCACAACCTGTTTCGATTTCAATGAGTTCGTAACCTGTGAAATGCTCGATTTGAAAACCATGTTGTTTTGCTTTGAGTTGCATTACTTCAAAATCCAATTGTTTTTGTTCATCAGTATTCATAACCCCGCCCCCCTTATTTTAGAAACCCCCGCCGTGGTGTTGGGCAAGGGCAGAATCGTTTTACGTTTTAGAATTCTTCTTCTTTTTTCTTTTAAAAAAAGTAAATAAAGTAGTCACTCACAGATTCAAACCTCGCACGCGCGTATATGTACGCGCGAGAATTTGATGTGTGAGTAAAATTACCCACTGAAAAAACCGCCCGATTGCGAAGTCATTTCATTTACGGCTTGTTGCATTTTTTCAGCGCATAAGCCAAACCACTTGGCTTGATTCATATCGAGCGAATTTTTAACCAAATAGCCTTCGCTGAAGGTGGTGTGATTTTTGGCATGGGTGATACAACGCACGACTTTTGCGGGTGATCCTGCATATTCCACGCTGGTTTGTAAGCGTTTGCACTCGCAACCAAGTTCTAAACGGTCTATGAATCGTTGCATTGACGCGGGTTTTACGCCTTGTTTGGTACACCACGCGCGATAAAGCGAATAAAGCAACTCGCTAGGCGCGGGTAAAAATGGCAAGCCTTTGATTTCGCCATTTTCCCAATCTCGAAAAAAGATCGTGACGTTATCCAGGCACGAATCAATCAAACGCGCTTTGGATTTGTTGTAAATTGGCTTGGTGTGTTCGTCAAAACCCGTGCAATCGACGTTGTAGAGCAGGTGGTAATACAATGCTTCAATGCCACCGTTTGCAATTTCGGCATAAATATCCTCAAAAAATCCTAAATCTGGCTTTTCATCGCACCAAATGACCATGTGCCTTCGGTCATCTTTTTCCAGCACCACAGGCACAATGTCGTTAGACAGAAAAACCATGTTCATGTGATTTCGCTGGTAGTAAGCGTTCAAATTCTTGTTGTTGATTTCGATGCGGTCATCGGTAATCATCGCCTTGAGTTTGTTTTTTACCTGGTATTTTTCCTGTTGGGTTGCCACTTCGTCAGCGATTACGAACAGTTTGTGACTAGCCCAACCGTTAAATTGGCTTTCAAGATTGCCTTGACCAATGTTGCAACCGTATTTCCCATAAATGTCACGCACGACTTCAAAAAATAGATTTTTCCCCACACCTTGACCACCGTGAACCACGACAGCGGTTTTCATTTTTGCGCCTTCGTTTTGCAACGGGAACGCGAGCCATTTCATAATCCACTTGAAATCACGCACGCCTTCTGGTGTCATACCGCCGCATAAGTGGTGCAACAAATCCACAATGTTGTCGCACTTGCCTTGTTTTGGCATCACGTCAAAACCTGTGAACAAGTTGGCAACGATTTCTTTGTCTTTGCCTGTCGGATCAAAACCCAAATTCTTTTCACGCAAAATCTTTTTAGCAGGGTGTTCTTGCCAATGCTTGAACACGTCACGTCCTTGGGTAATTTCACGAACGCACGCCAACGGAATTAAGCAATTTTCAAAATGGTCATAAACCGATTTTTCCATGCCATAAATCAAACTAAACCGTTGCACCATTTCATCAGCGGTGTTGATGGGTTTTAATTGCCCTTCTGTATCGTGAGCAGGTGTATCTAAATCGAGTTTCCACTTCTTTTTTTCTAAAAAGTTTTCGATTTGATTGCGAACTGTGTGCAAACCGTAGGATTTGTGAAGGTCGTTGAAGTCGGTTTGCTTGATTTTGTTTTCAGCAAATGCGCGATAACGCCCCACTTTGTCGATGAACTCAGGAATTATCACCGCCGCGTTGTGCAGAAATGATGCCGAGACTGCCGCTTTATCACCTGCATTCACGCGCCGATGGGGTTTTGCACAATTTGGACAGGTTTCGGGATTTTCAGTAATGTTGATAACGCCTTTGCATTCCATGCAATTCGCAAGCGCGTCATCGTCGGCACAGATCAGAATGTTTATTTTGTTCCAGTGCCGTTTTCTAAAGACTTCAACAACTGGCGCAATGTTGCCAGCGTCGAAACAGACAGCAACGGGCAAACCTGTTGCCTCGTGCAAAGTGGCGGCTGTTGCGTAGCCTTCTGCTACCAGTAGAACTGTTTTTGGAATACCGCCGATGATGTGAAAGTAGCCTTTTTTGCTACCACCAGAATGGAAATCTTTGTTGCGTTTTCGTTGTTTGACGAAATCCGATTGTGAATCGTAAATGTATTGCAAAGAATGAATCCGTCCCGCCATATCGCACAGCGGGATTAGGATTGTATTTTGTGCGTCGAATCGCACGCCGTAAGCGTTGATTGATTTACTGGCAAGGTAATCGTTTGAGCCGTCCGTGCTTGCCGCGTTCCATATTTTTTCACATTCAGCCGCCGCATTTTCGCGGCGTGCTTTTTCTGCTTGTTCCAATTCTTTTTTGGAATTCGCTAATTTTTCTTTGAGTAATTTTTGTTCGTCTTTTGAAATTTCAACGCCGTTTAATTCGACTTTGAAACTGAAATTTTCTGCGCCTAAAAAATAACCAAATGCACCCGTGATTAACACGTCACCGTTTTTGAGTGGGAATTCATAGAGAACGTACCAACCGCGTTTTTCTTTGTCGATGGTTGTACGGCATTTATTGACTTTTCCGTTGATAATTGGCTGACTAACTTCTAAGCCTTGCGCGGTGAGTTGCGCTAATACGTCATTGATGTTTTTCATTAAGTAACTGTTTTATATGATGTAAGGTAACTTTTAAAACTTATACAGCCCAAAAAAACGGGGCTTAACCACCCGCGTTGCAAAAATTCTCTGGAAGTACCTTTTCGGTTTTCAAACCTTCGCACAATTTCCATAAAAAATAATTCCCCAAAAATCGCAACCGCCTTTCACGGACGGGCGCGGGTTCACACTTCAAAAAAAAATCCGCCCAACGTTGTAGGTCGAGCGGCGAGAGGTAAGAACTCAATGGAGCAGCAGACTTCACTTGATACACGGTCTGCCAGCGTGCGTTTAACTGTTACTCAAAAACCAATGCAATCAAT